ATACTATTCTCGCCACTATTTACGATGGAGGAATACCTCATATCGTAATCAAAGACACCTTAAAGATCAGCTTGATGTCTTTTTACAAATACTTGGATCTAAATCCAAAGTTTAAAGAGGAGTTTTTGAAAGCTCAAGAGGTAGGTATCAAGACACTTGTTGAAAAGATGTTAGCTATCTTTCAATCTGATACTACTGAAATGTCTAATGAAGAACTCTTATTTTTAAGAGAGAAACAAAACTATATTAAATGGTTAGCACCAAGAATCAGTAGTTTATTTACAGAGAAACAAAAGATCGATGTCAAAAGTGATTCAGTAGTTAAAATTTCTTGGGAAGATAATCAGGATAATTTGATTGATGTATCAGGGGATATAACAGACATACCCCCTGATAATAAAGATTAGGTACTTCTTTTAATCATTACATCAATGGCTATGTTGTGTAATAATTCATCTTTAAATTCTGTAATAGCTTTTTTTAATTTGTTATGATCTTTAATGTGTTGTAAATCGTGTATGCGATCAGCAACATAAAAGATACATATTCTATCATCAGGTTTGTATTCTTTTTGTTTCTTTTTCACAGCTTTCCCTCCTCTATAATAGCAGTTTTAAATTCTTTTAATTCTTTTAATTCTGCATTTTTTTTAGCTTCTTTTTTATCCTCTAACCAATCGTTTATTTCTTCCTTATTATCTTCATAATAAGACAATAAGATTTTCTTTTTCATACCATATAATAGATCACCACATTGTCCATACTCTGATTTACCATTACAATAATACAACCATGTCGCAGCACCCTCTACCCAATAGATAGATCCTTGACACTTACCATTTTTATCTGTTCCAAAATAAAGATTATCTGTTTGTGAACCATCTCTTAAATCATCTTCACAATAATCTCTAACAGCTTGTATCTTTTGTTCTTTGTTCATAGCTTTCCCTTTGTTGTTTTTGTTTATAGTTTCTTATGATTGTCTTTGCCATAACTCCATTGGCACTCATAAGATTTAAGAAAGTTAATCTTGCTAACTCCCTTAAATTTTGTTGTGTTAATTGTTTATTCATCTAAAATATTATAGCTCCAAGAATAAACCCTACTAAAAATATGATCCATTCAGGTCTATATTGTAGCTCTAATTGTTGCCATTCGTGTTTAGTTTTACCTAGTATTATCATTGGTCCTCGCTTTCTATTTTTATATTTTCACTTCCACAACTTACACAAACTTCGGTCATCATTGCTAAATCGTGCCAACTATAACTTTTATCTGGGTTTTCTTGAAACTCTTTAAAAAGAGTACCCTCATCACATCCACAATCTAAACACTTCATATCGCACCCCCTTTCAATTCAATTATTAATTGTTCTATTTGTGGTCCATGTTTTAAACCTAGATATATTATATAGAACATAGCCAGAAATAAAACATAATCCAAAAAGTTAAGTATATTTTTAATCATTATGCGACCTCTTCTAATTGATTTCTATAATCTGATACTATCTGTTCACCAATTATATAAACATACATATTAACAACCTTTTCTGGATCACTAAAATCAGTGTTGACCTCACCAAAATTGTCATTCTCGTATTGTTTAATTAAATCTATTATATTAAATACTTGATCGCCTAACCATTTTTTAGCTTCATAAGTACCGATAATATAATAATCTGAATTAAAACAATGATGATGTAAGTCATCTATATTGTCAGTAATCCATTCTTTATTTTGCTCTTCAATCCAATCTTCAAAATGAGATTTGATTTCATCATATTTATATTGTGTCATTGTTTCCTCTTTCATTTGTTGAGTGGTTAAGACTAATAAGCTCGGCTTGAATTCTGAACCCAGTGACCAATGCCAACGAATATTTTTTCTTAACCACAAATAACCATTTAGTATAATTAATTATTATTGTCAATCCTAAAAGTATATTTTTTTTATGTGTGATATTTATGCAACACTTGTAGTTTAGAATAATTCTAAAGTAATTTAATTAAAAATAATACTTGCATATATATAAATTGGATATATAAAGAGATTAAACAAATAAACAAAGAGGTATAAAATGATAATAACAAGACCACATAAAAACATCATTAGAATTTTACTAGATGATGTTAAGGAAAAAACAAAAGCATATAAATACTTAATTGGTGAAGGTTGTGTTAAGACTAAATATGTCGAGCCATTTTTAGTAGCAGCTCCAGAGTATCTTGGTCAATTAAAAAATGAGGTATCAAATGATTAAAAAAATAAACTTAATGTATAGACGATTAATGTTTAAATATTCAAAACAAGACATGAAAGCTATATTAAAATACGATCCATTAGATATATTAAATTAATAATAAACAATTAAACCCACTGATGATTAATTTTATTGGTGGGTTTTTTTTGTGCGATCCTGGAATAAAGGACCTAGAAATATAATTGTTATTAAACTTGCTATTCTAATATATATCGCAGCTGCGATTATTTCCCATAAAATATCGGTCAATAATACTGACCAATCTATTTCCGATAATTAATAGTTATAGGAATTTCTATTGATAAGCATAAGTTATCATTAGTAATATTGTACAGCTTAACCTACTTTTTTGATTTGCTTGACCCCCCTATACCCCCAGATTGCACCGCAGTTTATTATATATATATACATGGGACTCGAGGACTCCCTTACACACACCCACATCTTCATCTTGCCAGACCACCAATAATAAACTAGATATAGTATATGAAGCCTTTTGACCTAGAAGATATAGAATCAGTTGCTTATGTTGATAAAGATAACAATGATGTTATTATAAAGTTTGTTGGTTTTCCAACAGAAGTAGCTTCGCAGCTATTTATTACTTATGCTATGTTTTGTATTGGCTTTGATTTTGAACCTGTAGATAGTATGCCTAGTACAAAGATACACTAGATATGGATATTAAAATACCCTACACACCAAGAAAGCATCAAGCATACCTACATAAAAAAATATCAGAAAACAGATGGAATGTATTGGTTTGTCATAGAAGGTTTGGCAAAACAGTTTGCATGATCAATCATTTAATTAGGTCAGCATTGTTGTCCAAAAATAAGAACCCTAGGTATGCCTATATAGCACCCACCTTTAAACAAGCGAAAAGTATTGCTTGGGATTATATGAAACAGTTTACAGCAAAGATTGTTTCCAGAAATAATTAGACCTGCACTATCAGATAGAAAAGGTTATTGCGTGTTTATTGGTACACCACAAGGCATGAACAATAATTTCTATGAACTATATCAACATGCACAAGGAGCTGATGATTGGTTCAACTACAAGGCAAAAGCTAGTCAAACAAAAATAGTAGATGATGAAGAATTACAAAAGGCAAAAGAGGTTATGGGTGAAAAGAAGTATCTGCAAGAGTTTGAATGTGATTGGATAGCAAACATAGAAGGTGCAGTATATTCAGATGTTTTAGCAAAGATGGAAGATCAAAAGCAACTAACAAGAGTGCCATACGATCCAAGTCTACCAGTATCAACATCATGGGATCTTGGAGTCTCAGATCATTCTGCAATAATATTTTATCAGCAGCTAGGAAGATCAATTAATATTATTGATTACCATGAAGAACGAGGTCAAGGTTTACCACACTACGTGCAGATCATTAAGGATAAAGATTATGTTTACAAAGATCATTTTGCACCACATGACATAGAAGTTACAGATTTCAGTAATGGTAAGACCCGAAGAGAGGTCGCCTATCAATTAGGAGTTAGGTTCAAGGTCGTACCAAAAATACCATTAGAAGATGGTATACACGCAACCACAATGACTCTGCCTAGATGTTGGATTGATACTGACCATTGCAAAAAGCTAATAGATGCGTTAAGACATTACCACAGGAAGTATATTGATAAGAATAGAATGTTCAGATCAAAACCTGTACATGATTGGAGTTCACACGCTTGTGATGCTATGCGTTACTTGTCTGTCGGACTACAAGAAATTAATACTAGACAATCAGCTCCACAAAGTGTAGCAGATAATGAATACAGGATTTTATAATTATGGGATCAATTTTTAAACCAAAAATGCCACCGCTACCACCAGTTCAACCTTTGCCTGAACCGCCTAAAGCAGAAATCTCGCAAGAGGAAAAAGACAGGATTGCGGCAGAACAAGCAGCGATTGAAAGAAAACGTAAAGGCAGAAGATCAACAATTCTTACTGGACCACTAGGAGTTGAGGAAGAAGCTGAAACAGAACAGAAAACTTTATTAGGATCATAATGTTAGAAAAGATTAAAAAGATATTTAAAAAGAAACCAAAGGTAAAAAAAGAAAAAAGAACTTACGAGAAAGCTATAGATCATAGTAATGATATTACTTTTGAAAATGAAATCAAAAAACCTGAAGTAAAAGAAATTAAAGAAACTGTTTCTGAAACAAAAGCAGAAACTAAATCATCACTAACATTTGGAGAATAATATGGGAGGAGCAGTAGCAAGAGTAACAAGACCATTTAGACCAACACCGACACCTGCACCCACACCAGCACCTTCACCAGTAACTCCAACCGCACCTGAAGTATCACAAGCTACAGCAACAAGCATGGATGGTTATGATGCAAGAAAGACTAAAGCTAGAGGTAGATCAACTACAATCTTAACAGGACCTAAAGGTGTTGAAGATGAAACATTAACATTAGGTCGTAGAAGTTTATTAGGAAGATAATGGCAAAAACAGATTTAACAAAAGGATTACTATCTAGGTTTGATAGATTACAAGGTCAAAGAGAAAACT